AGACCTCCAAACGCTGAAAAGCCTGTCCAGCAAATACGACTTGAGCAACCCGGAAGGTCAAAGCAAGTTTGCAGCGGAAGCGATCAAGGTAAACCCAGATCTGGGAATGAAGCTGCAAAAGCAGTTTTATGAATCGCAAACCGAGCAAAACAAGCTGACTGAGAGCCAATACAAGTTAATGGGCCAGAAGCTGGAATTTGAAGCCAACGCAGTGGCTCCGTTGTGGCAAACAGCAACTCAAATGCAAGCGCAAGGGAGAAGCCAGCAGGAAATTGACGCGGCATTGATGGGTCCGGTAGCGCAAACACTAAAAACGCTGTCCCAGACTACGTTGCCAAACGGGAAGCCTGTGCTGTCTCAGGAGGAAATTTCCGGATTCACGGCCAAACTTCAAAACGGCAACATCAAAAGTGCGCTTGACGGCATCATGATCAGCCATGCCAAAGGTGCAGACCTGTTGAAAGGACAGAAGTTTGGTAGGCCGGTCGAAATGACAGGCGAGCAAGGCCCTGGCATGTATCAGCAAGACCCAACAACCGGGGCGTTCAGAAGAGTAGGCGGCCTTGCACCGACCTCTGCCGAGCGTGGTGGTGCGGGTGATGTCGGCACGAAAGTCCACTCGTCGAAGATTCTTGATGATGGCACCGTGGTCAACGTAATGGCAGACGGGAAGGTGGAAGTTCAAACCCCGGACGGAGAAAACGTCACGGGAGACGAGCGCAGAGAGGCTCTGAAAGCCGCGAACCAACAAGGGGCAGACATACAAGGCGAGAGAGCTAGAGCACGCCAGACGGCCACTGATGCGGCCAAGACCGCCAATCAGGCGTTTGGTTCAGTGCAGGCGATCAAGAGCAACATCGGAAACCTGAAGGAAGCCATTGCGGCCATCGACAAGGGCGCAGACACGGGTGCTATCGCAAGCCGATTCCCCAACCTCACCAGCGCGTCGATTGAGCTGCAAAACATCCAGTCAAGGCTTGGTTTGGATGTTATTGGCTCAGTAACGTTCGGCGCTTTGTCAGAAGGCGAGTTGAGTTTGGCCTTGCAAACTGCTTTGCCAACCGGGCTGGACGAGCCACAGCTTAAAGAATGGTTAACGCGTCGAATTGCCGCGCAGGAAAAGCTTACCGATTACCTGACCAAGCAAGCCACCTATCTGTCCAAACCGGGAGCGACGCAAGCCGGCTGGATGGAGAAAATGCAAACTGAACAAAGTCCCGCTCCGTCGTCGTCCGGCGCTCCCCCCTCCCCACCGGGCGCGACGGGTGGCGGGACACCTAAGCAAATCACAGAAGGCACGATCGCATACGGCCCGGATGGCAGAAAAATTATTGTCCGAGGTGGCGAATGGCAGCCGATGAATTAAAACTTCCGGAAGGTTTTTCACTGGAGCCACCATCTGGGCAAGGTTTGCAATTGCCGGAAGGGTTCACGCTTGAAGCGCCAACGGGCCGAAGCCTGTTAGGACAACCAGTGCAGGCTCAGGAGCGGCCTGGCTTCTTAGGCGGCGCTCTAGACGTATTGCAGGGCGCGGCAGAAGTTCCTGCGTCGATGGTGACCGGAGGCGTTGGCGCAGTGGTTGGCGGCTTGCGCGGTTTGGCTGGTTTGGCATCTGGTCAATCTCCAGAGCAGGCGGCGCAAACCGTTGAGCAAACTCAACAGGCGCTGACCTATCAGCCACGGAGTGCGCCAGGACAAGCGCTGGCTCAGGACATCGGGTTAGGTTTTGAGCAATTGGCGAAACCCGGTGAGAAACTGGCCTCTGCCGGTTATCCAGCGGCTGGGGCTGCCACAACCACCTTGCTGCAAGGCGCTTTGCCGCTGGCTGCTCCGGGAATGTTGAAGACCGGGAAAGGAATCATTCAGGCGGCAACGCCAGCAGCTCGGCAAGCGGTAATGAAGGCCGGCGGTGCGGTGAAGCAGGCCGCAGAGCCTTACATCAGCGCAGCAGAGGCAGCAACGGCAGCGCGGCGCGAACGAATGATGGCTGAGGCCGAGGCTCCAAGAGAATCGATGGGCGCGGCGCTGACGTCGACGCCGACGGAAATTGCTGCTGCCATTTCCAACTCAAGCCCAGAGTTGAAACAGATTGTTTCAAACATTCCGATCAACGAAATCAGCAAGCCAGCACTGGTTCGCCACATTGAAGCCGATTCGTTGCCGAAGCCCATGCGATTGATGGGGCCACAAGCCACGCAGGACGTAGTGGCCATCAGCGACTTATACAACAAGCGGGGCGTACCGGGTTCTGGAATACCCGAGGCATTGCAGCAACAGAACAAGGATTTGATTGAAAACACGGATCTGATTCGGGACATGGTTGCGCCTGACAGCTACAGCACCAAAAAAATTGAAGCGTCGGAAAACATCATCGACGCATACAGAACGTTTGATGAAGGTAAGCGACAAGAAATAAGAGGCGCATACAAGGCACTAGAAGATGCCAACGGCGGCCAATTTCCAGTCGATGGCGCTGCCATTGCCCAAAACTCATTTGCTGCGTTAGCAAAAAAGCTGAAAACCGATTACTTGTCTGGGCCAATCCGCAAACAGCTTGATGCGTTCATGCGCGGTGAACCGATGAGCTTTGAGATGTTTGAAGCAATGCGCACTAACCTTGCCGATGAAATCAGAACGGCAGAGAGAGCAGGAAATGGAAACGCGGCGATGGCCGCAAGCATCGTGCGCAGCGAAATGGAAAAACTGCCCATGACGCCGGGTACTGGAGAGCAACTGAAAGGTTTAGCAGATACCGCCAGAGGATTGGCCAAAGCACGTTTTGACATGCTGAAAAAAGACCCGGCATACAAAGCCATCGTCAAAGCAGAAGATGCGACGATCAACGAAAAGCTGCCGGCAGACAACTTTTACGACAAATTCGTTTTGAATGGAAAACAGCGTCAGTTGCAAACGATGATTGATACGTTTGGTGAAAATTCTCCCGTTCATCAAGAAATCCGTGCGGCAACGATGTTTCATCTCAAAGAACGCGCCGGAATAGATTCCAACAATCGCGGGAACTTCACTCAGGCCGGGTACAACAAAGCGCTTGAATCCTTGGACAGAACCAACAAGCTGGGTTTGATTTTTGACCCTCAAGGTCAGTTGATGACCAAGACGCTTGGCAACGTTGCAGCGCACACGCAGTTCCAGCCTCGAGGATCATTCGTAAACAACTCCAACACGTTGGTGGGCTATTTAGGGCAAAAAGCCGCTGGCGCTTTGGAAACTGCCGCCAACACAACGTTCGGAGGAATGCCAGTAGGAACTCTTGCGCGTCAATCGCTAGAAAATGCCGCCAAGCTTAAAGGTGTTCAAGAATCAATGAGCCCGCTGGCCGGCGTGCGCATTCAGAGGGAGAAAGGACAGCCGAAAGCACCAACGCTTAAAGACTTGGAGAAACGCAAGAAATGAAAATCCTAGTCCTTGAGCACGAAGACGCCGGATGTGGTTTGGATTTCGTCCTGCGCTGCGTATCTGCCGGCCATCAGGTTCGTTACTGGCTGTCGCCTAACGCATCACCACACATCGGCCAAGGCTTCAAAGGCATTGAGTTCATCAAAAACTGGACCGGTTCGGCCAAATGGGCTGACCTTGTGTTTTGCACCGGCAACTACAAGTACATCGACCGGCTAGAGTTTTTCCGTAAGCAGGGCGTGGCCGTGTTCGCACCGTCGGTGCAGTCGGCCAAGCTGGAAATCGACCGAGCCTACGGAATGAAATTTTTAGACGATCACGGCATTGAATGCCCAGAGCACCAGACGTTTAAGACGCTGGCCGACGCCGAGAAGTTCGCAAAAAAATCGGACGAGCGTTATGTATTCAAGACGCTCGGCAGCGAAGAGGACAAGAGCCTTTCCTATTGCGCCAAATCGCCTGCTGACCTCGTGGCGCGTCTCCAGCGCTGGCAGCGTATGGGTATGGTCCTAAAGGGACCGTGCATGTTGCAAAAGTTTATTCCTGGCATTGAGTTCGCTGTGTCGGCGTGGATGGGCAAGGATGGTTTCATTGGGTTGCCTAACGAGAACTTTGAGCACAAGAAGTTACTCAGCGGCAACTGCGGGCCTAATTGCGGCGAGGCCGGGACGGTCATGAAATACTGCACCGACTCAACGTTGTTTGAAGAAGTCATGAAGCCCCTCGAGGAGTCGCTGGTTAAGCTGGGCCACTTTGGTGACATCGACGTCAACTGCATCATCGACGAGGACGGCAAGGCGTGGCCGCTGGAGTTCACTGCGCGTCCGGGCTGGCCTGCGTTCAATATCATGATGGCGACGACCAAGGGAGATCCGGCGGAATGGATGCGCGACGCTTGCTATGGAGAGGATTCCTTGGAAGTCAGCACGGCTATTGCGGTTGGCGTGGTCGTGGCGCAACCGGACTATCCGTACAGCAAGGCGACGCAGAAGGAAGTGATCGACATTCCGATTTATGGCGTGACCGCAAAGAACCGTCGCTTCATTGCGCCTCAGAGCGTCAAAATGGCGACGATGCCGGACATGGACGACGATGAGCTGGTGGAGCGCGAAATGTGGGCCACTGCTGGTGATTACCTGTGCGTCGTCACAGGCACCGGGCGCAGCATCAAGCAGGCAGCAGAGCGTGCTTATAAGGTCGTCGACGATTTGCACATCTCAGACATGATCTATCGAGACGACATCGGCGAAAAAATTGAAGATGAGTTGCCGACGCTGCAAGAACATGGATACGCAACCGAGTTTGAATACGAGTAAACACACATGGCTTACTTCCAATCCCCTATCGCGTTTCAACTCCAGAGCTTTACCAATCAGGGGCTAATCCTGTCGGGTGGTTTGATTTATACCTATCTGGCTGGGACCACTACGCTCCAGAACACCTATACCGATTCGACCGGCACGGTATTGAATTCCAATCCGATCGTTTTGGACTCTTCTGGCCGTCTGACGACGAGCATTTGGGTTACTGGTGGCGTCTCCCTGAAAGTGATCATCAAGGACAGCAGCAACAACACGCTGGCCACGGTCGACAACATTTCGGGAATCAATGACATCACATTGGCGCTGGCTTCTCCCGGCACTATCGGCGGCACTACGCCAGGTGCTGCCACGTTCACAACCGTTACAGCAAACACATCCGTCACCAGCCCGTTGGGAACTTTCACGCAGTTGGCATCAACGACGGTTTCGGGAACGCTTACGGTCACCGGCAACGTACAGCTGGGCGACAACACAACCAGCGATTTGATAACAATTAACGGGTACATGGGCGTCGGCGTTGCACCGACTTCGACGTACAGTTTTTACGTCAAAGGCGAAAACACCAGCGGCGCAAAATATCAGATACGCACGACAGATTCGGCATCGAACACCTGTTTCTCCGTATCCAATTCGGGAGAGGTGAGAACAGGCAGTTCACCAACTGACGCGCCATACAACAACACAACGGCTACGGCGGCCAACGTGGTCGTGACTGCTGCGGGAATTTTGCAGCGCTCAACATCTTCCATGAGATACAAGAGAGACGTTATAAACGCCACCCATGGCCTTGCGGAGGTGCTAAAACTTCGCCCAGTGACATATCTCGGCATCAATGACGGGGATACTCGGTTCGGCGGCATGATTGCAGAAGAGTTGGACGCCATCGGCTTGACAGAGTTCGTGCAATACGACGAGCAAGGCCGTCCAGACGCCATAAGCTACGGCCCGATGGTGTCTCTTATGGCTAAGGCCATTCAGCAGCTCACAACGCGTGTCGAAGCGCTGGAAGCCGCTGCACAGCCTGTCACCTCCGGCGCTTAATCGGCTCATCCAAAGTCGGGACAATCGTTTCGGTTGGTTCAACGGATTCTAGGGGGCCAAAAGTCTCCACCAGATTACCGACGAACCGCCGAAACACCTCGTCAGACTGCACCAGTTCTGCCACTTGCCTGTGGCGCTTGATGCTTTCCCATGTTGCTCGTTTGGCATCAACGGACATGGAAGTGCGTTTCCATAGCCAAAACCTTCTCAATGGTTCGGTGATGCACTCCGTACCGTTGAGCCAACGCAGCGTTGGTTAAATTCTCCGTGATGTAGTCGCGCAGTTCTTCGCGCCTAACAGCAGCCTCGCGAATCTCAATAACCTGGGCGTCGCTGATTTTGGTCTGCGGCAACTCGTCACCCCGTTTGAACAGATAACATTCGCGCATCAGTGCCCCCAGCGTCTCGGCTTTTGAAAATAAGCCCAGTCATCTTCGCGGTCGGCCTGCGCGGTGTACTTCAGCGGGCTGCTGGCCGGGGCGTCGCGCACGATTTGCTTGGCCACTCTGGCGCTCCACGCCGGCCATGATTCCTCATCCCCTCGCGGATACCGCTCAAGCATGTTGAGAGGCCGCCAGCGCTGGATGACAGGGTTCTGGCTAGTCTTCACCTCGTCATACCACTCCGCCGTGTGGCAAGCCTTACAGATGGCTTTTCCGTACTTGTCTCGTCCGTAGTATTCGCCACCACATTTGCATTGTTCGGCACTGCTCTGGCGCTTCAGTTCTCCGCTTCCTTCGTTCACCTCAGCCTCAAACCGGAATTGATTGAGGTACGTTGAAACATGCGGCAGCGGGGCCACGAACTTGTTTGGGACTCGTCTGGCCGTCCTACGGTTTTGCGCGTGGATGCCGTAACCGTGGTTCACGGCCTGCGCAAACTTTAGCTCAGGCTCGCTATCTACCTTCTCCTCTTTCGCCCACTTCTTACATGCTTTTTCCCAAGCCTCAAACGCTTTGCGCTTGGACCCCTTAGCCGAGACGTCCATACGATCATCGGTGCCGTAGCGTGCCCAAAAGTCGTCAAAGTGCTTTGTGTAGTTCATACCTGCCCCTTGCGCGGATTTTTTTCCGCTGAATAGCTTTGTGTTGGCGAGCGCCAGTTTTTGGGGCGTTCGGTCAGTGGCGTAATCCACGATTTGTCGTGCCAGATTAGTCGGTTGTTGGGGTATGCAATCCACTGCCCTGACGCCAGTGCAATGATGTGATGATTTTTGTGCTGGTCGGGTATTTCAGACCATCCGGTCTTCATCCAGTCAACGGTGAACAAGTAGTTCCCCGTGCGGAAGAAACCATTAGGGTCGATAGCCTCTACCTGATGGTCTTTCAAAAACGGAAAAGCAACGATGCTGAAGTCGTACCCATAGCAGTCCCACCAGCAAATTGTCTCAATCGGCAACTCCTCGCACGAGTTGCTTACTAACATGTGAATCGGAACACGAGCCCACTGGGCACCGTTGTCCAGCATGACCTGAAACATTGGTACGCAGCCGGGCTCGGCTCGAAAGCCAAACACGACGCACTTAGTAAATTCTTTGCTATCCGGATCAAAAAAGCTGTTCCTAATCAGCGCGGGCGTGTACGGCGTTGCGGCGATCAATTCGCTCATTCCTCCCCCCTTGCGCGGATTGCATCACCATAGGTTCCGCCACCTTCACATAAGATATGATCGACTAATTGAGCGCACGCCTCCCTCTCGGCGGCGGCGACCAGACCGGCGAAGCGTTCAAAGTAATCAATAAGACCGCCCTCCATTAACCCGGTAAGACCCGCCTCCCTCGCCATCCTGATGATGTCTTCACGGTTCATTTCTTCACCCGCTTCACATACACCGCCGTGCCATCGGGCCACGCCGCCGCTTTGTCTTCCACATCCAACATCCACCGCCCGCCATGCGTGCCTTTTATTCTGCCGATGAGTTCGTACTCCAGCGCCTCGTCCAGTTGCTGGTGTGTTTCCGATAAACACACTAGGTCGTATTCTCGGATGGACTCTCTCAGCGCTTGAATCAGCTCCGCAGTGTGTACTGCATCTTTCCACAACGGGGTATCCCATCTCTCGATGAGCGCCAATGCGGCGTCGATAACCTTATTCATTCCTACCCCTCCTAGTAATGGTGGTCCAGAGTCCTTGCAGGTTCTCGGCGCTCTCTCGCATCCAATAAGCGTCGATTTTGCGGCCATCCTCGTCTGCCTCATCAGCCAAACGACGCAGATGCGCCACCATCTCTGGTGTGTCCTCATAGGTCATTATTTGGTCGGCTTTGATCCGAATCCGATACTCCATTTCAGCAACCCTTCCCATATTCAAACCTCCCCAAGTTTGTTTATCTCTTCAATCAGTTTTACGCCTGGCGTCAACAGCCATGAGCTTCCTTTGTTTCGATTGATGTCCTTGTTGATCCATCCGCGATTTATCAGGATGTTGAGCGTGGCGTTTGCCGTTTTCCCCTTCGTGTTCTGGCTCCAGAAATTCTTCATAAACGACCTGCGCGGATGAGTAATCAAAACCCAAAAGAACATGCGTTTAACCATTTGCTCGGAGTTCACCAAGTCGCAGTCATCAGCCCCAGCTGCGGCCAGCTTGTTGGCTATGTCGTCAGCTTTCCTCAGTAGTTCTATGATCATCATTCCTCCCCAATTTCATCCCATCAATGTTGAGCCGTATCCTGTGCGCTCTCCGTGGTAATCCCTTTTTGTCGTACCTGTCTGCCTTTTCCATTGCAGCGTTGTAAGCCTCCGGGCTATCAAAGAAATGCCGATAGGTTCCCAGCGGTATGGGCGCGGTAATGGTTTTGCTCTTGTTATGTGGTCTGCTCATGTTTCCTCCAGACATAGTTCCTCCAAGGGTGGCTAGAAGCCTGCCCCTTCCATCCCAGCTCATACCTGTCTGGGACCAAAGTTCCTAGTGGTTGCGATTCCATCCATGCCTGCTTGGGTTTGCCACTCATCAGGCGTGTTCTGCGCTACCTCGCAAACAGTGCGCGACGGACAAACCGGGTGTGGAGTCGTCCGTATGTTTTCTCCCCAGCCGCCCATGTAGGCGCATTGCTATCGCGGAGGGTACGGAGATGGACGGGAATCAGAGGGGACTGTAGACTGCTGCACGGCGCAATGCCGTTGTTCTACTGTCCTGACGATGCCGTTTACATCTCAGGTCTACCCGGTGGGGAGCTGGTTACTCCTCACCGGGTTTTTCAACTCTAGCCTTTTCGCACTACCTCAACAAGCCCGATGGCCGCAATCACGGCAGTGCCTATGGCTGGCATCAGGTCAGGGTGCATGTGCACGCCAAACGCACCGATCATCACGGCCAAACCGCGCCAGGTCGAAGGTTCTTTCAGGCGGTCCAGAAGATAGTTCATTTGATTGCCTCCAAAAGGTTGCCGGCGATACGTCGCGCCCAGCCTCGTCCGAAGACCGGCCAGCCGTCAAGGGATGCCATGAAAATCAGGCGGTGCGCATTGAACCGGGCCAGCAGGTGAGAAGGTTCCACACCGGCTATGGCGGCCATCGTGTTGGTGCCGAGCAAACCATCCTCTACTTCCCCAACGGCCCGCTGGAGCAGCGTTGAGGCACGTTGCAGGCCGGAGTTCACGCAGCAGTCGAAAACGTCGAACTGGATCAGAGGCGGTAATTTCTCAATGCGCATCCGGTCCCAAAAATCTCGCTTGTAGATTTCCTTGGCCTGTTGCTCGGTCAAATTCTTGATGTCGAGATTGGGATATGAGCGTTTGCTGATTCCCCAGTTTGTCTCTCCACCCGGATCGTTCGGATGCCAAACGTAGCGGCCTTCGTGGCCAATCAGTCGCTCGAAAGCGATGTCGAAATTCATTTGAAAAAGCCTTTGATTGTGTCGCCGAGAAGGATCCAAGCAGTGACGCCACCAGCCAGCCATTTCACGAAAGCGACTATGCCGCTTGCGGTCTGCCATGCTGAAACAAGGTTTTTGACTTCATCAGAAAGCACTTCAACCTTCTTCGTAAGTTCTTCAACATCCCTGCGCAACATGGCGCTTTCGGTTTCGTTCATCTGCTCGGCCCTTGGTTGGAGATCAGTTATCCAAGATTATGCCGCAGTCTGCGCACTTGTGTTTAGCATGTCCGCAAAGGTCGATGGGTTGCTCTCCTGGCACATCACGCACTTGCCGAATCTCATCCCGCAAACCGCGTGCTGGTAACTCCCGTGCTTTCTCAACCCACTGCTCCACCTCGTCGCCTTCCATCTTGAGCGGCAGCAGCTGCACGAGGCGGTCCATCGGGATACCTTTGACGTCGAGCTCTCCGAATCGCTTCACGACGGCAATGCAGTTGTAAGCAGTCGTGCGCGAAAGTCCGATGTCTTCAACAAAATCGTCGAATGACAGGCCCGGACCCCAAGCCTTGAAAAGCTGTTTGTCTTTCACCTCGATGAGATACGCGCCGATGGCCAAAAACTCATTACATGCCCGCTCCTGCGCGTGGCGGATGAATCCGACTATCTCGGTCACTCTCGACTCAGAAAGGGATTGCGTCATCTTCAAATCCTCCGATGTCGTCGTCTCCACCCGGTTCGCGTTGTTTCTCGGCTCCCGGACCCCGGCCCAGCAGGTCCAGATTGTGAACTCGCACCTCGGTGATGCTCTTGTTCTGGCCATCGTGAACATACTCTCGGGTCTGCAATTCACCGACCACGGCAATCTGAGAGCCTTTCTTGCAGTACTGGCTGACAATCGTCGCCGCTTTGTCCCAGAAGACCAATCGCACCCATGTCACTTGGTCCTGCCCCTTAATGCGTTTAGAAACGGCCAGCGATGCGTTGACGACCGCAGTGCCGCCCGTTGTCTGGCGAGTCTCAGGGTCGCGGCCAAGCCGTCCGATAAGTTGTACGTTGTTCATTTTTGGTTCTCCCTTGTGATAAAAAAGTTGCGCCGCTCAATCTTGCGCCGGTACAGGAATTGGTGCCCAGTGGCTAACTTTGCGGAGCGGATATCCTTCAAAGTCTCGCCAAACCGGGCCATCATTGGCATTCGCGTCGTAATATCCGAAGACGGTTTTCCGGTCGTCGACGATCAGCACCAAATCATCGTGGGTCGGCAGTCCCAACGTTACTGGCGTCCACCTCTCTAACATTATCAGCCTCTCTTTTTGCGCAGTGTTGCTTCAACGTCATCCACTAGGGCGAGAAAGTCGGGCACCTTGGCGTCCAGCTCCTGCGCAGCAGTGGCGGTCATGTGGTGTCTGACAATCAGCAGCTCCATCCCGGCGTGGGACAGGCGCGGGTCATAGATGGCCACGTCGCACCACTGCCGGCCAATAATCCACATCTGCCATTCGACCTGTGCGACATAGTCCGAAACGTCGTTGGTGGCCCAGATGCGGGCAATCCGGTCTTGGCCAAACGGGCATTTGATTTCTAGCAGGCCATCGGCCCCAAT